CAGTGGAGAATTGGTCGTATGTAATTGGTAAAATAAAAAGCGACGGTAGCGTCGCTTTTCTTATTTCTCATCATCCGATATAGTGCAAAAGCTGCCGAAACTTTCGCGGGGCATAGAGTGCAAAAGTTACTGCAACAAAGTGCAAAAGTCGGCGGCGGCTTACAAAAGGCCGTCTGAAACTTTAAAAGTTTCAGACGACCTTTTTCAAAATCATCAGAATTTAAGGTTAAACAGTATTTCAATACCCTGTACTTACCTGTTCCTATTTTCGCAGCTGATGTGTCTTTAAGACAAATAAAAAAGCACTGATATAATCAGTGCTTTTTAAAACTTGGTGGGTGATGACGGAGTCGAACCGCCGACATTCTGCTTGTAAGGCAGACGCTCTACCAACTGAGCTAATCACCCGATAAGCTGACATTAAATCAAAAAATCAGGCTACGCGCAAGATTTTTATTTAAATAAAAATATATCCCATTGAAAGAATATGGAATATTTTATTTAACCTCAAAAATTACCAATATACCGTTCTATCAATCAAAAATCAAATGTCCCAATTTATCCGCTTTAGTATGCAGATAACGTTCATTTTCCACATTTTCGCCGACATGTAATGCAATCCGTTCGACCACATTAATGCCGGAATCTTTCAATGTTTGGATTTTTTCAGGATTATTGGTCAACAACTTGACTTCACGAATATGCAGATAATCATAAATCTGCTTGGCCAAAGTGAAGTCGCGTGCATCAACAGGAAGGCCGAGCGCTACATTGGCCTCAACCGTATCCAAGCCCTGATCTTGCAGACGATAAGCACGGATTTTGTTTATCAAACCAATGCCCCTGCCTTCTTGGCGCAAATATACGATAACGCCACGCCCTTCTTTCTGAACGGTCTGCATTGCTGCTTGAAGCTGAGGGCCGCAATCACATTTCACCGAAAATAAAGCATCGCCAGTCAAGCACTCGGAATGAATACGTGACAACACAGGCAGGCCGTCTGAAACATCGCCCATCGTCAATGCAACATGCTCCTGACCACTCTCTTCTTCAAAGCCGTGCATGGTAAATTCGCCCCATTCCGTAGGCAAACGGCATGACGCGACAAACTTCAACGCGTTACTCATTTTCCGCTTCCTCGCTTTCAGCCACGCCCAACAGATTTTTCAAAGAATCCAACAGCGCCAAGGCAAGGGCAATCCAAGCCACCAATACTTCATCGGGCGCGCCGTCTTTGACATCAAACTCGGCATGTACCACACCCAAAACCGCACCGCTGGGCATACAGACAGGAACTGAAATCTGACTCAAACCGGGATGATTGCGTTCGTCCGACAATTCACCAATTTCCTGCCAATACGCCACATTCTGACAAACATTCATCCAACCGCTTTGCGCCGTACGCACAGCCAAAAAAGCCTGTCCGGACTGCTCGTCGATTGGAATCACATTTTCCAACGGCACGCCCCAACGGCTCAGTCGAACCAGAGACAACGCGCCATCTTTCGGAAACGCTGTATAAACCGCTGCGCTTTTCAAATGCTCGGTGCGCTCGGCAACCGAATCCAAAGCCATAAAAATCTGTTTCAGCAACAATTCATGTTCGGCATCAACATAATCCGCCAACTGCCAACCGTCTTCAGACGGCCACAAAATCGAACGCTCAACAGAAGCATTTCCCATTTTAATCACAGCCTGGGCAGTCAAATAAGCAACATGTATCTCATCCGCAGGCAACTTCAAACCTTGCGTCTGCAAAAAATCTTTAATCAATAAAGCAGGCATCTGCCCTTCCTCACCAATAGTAAAGTTGAGGCCGTCTGAAAACAAACCCTGCTTTCAGACGGCCGGAATAAACCATTATATAAGGGATAAGCCGAAAAATTCAAGCAAACAAGACTTTGCACCCCCATTAATCTTGTGTATAATCCACGGTTCAAATTAGTGCGGACGTGGCGAAATTGGTAGACGCACCAGATTTAGGTTCTGGCGCCGCGAGGTGTGAGAGTTCGAGTCTCTCCGTCCGCACCACCTAACCCCTTTACGGGGCTTTTTTTTCGTCTAATCTCGCCCAACGCGGGCAACCAATCCCAGTAATATCAATGCCTTAAGGCCAATCAACCGCTTTCTAATCGTCTAATACAAATAATGCCGTTTAATTGAGTAAACCACAAATTGTGGGTATGATTCAGGGAATCAGCCAAAACCACTGAAAAACATCCCCACAATGCCACTAAACGACCGCCAAATTAAAGCTGCCAAACCGTCTAACACTGGAAAGAAAGTTAAGTTATTTGACGGAAACAGCCTATATCTTGAAATTACGCCAGCGGGCGGAAAAATATTCCGCATGAGATACCGCATGAATGGCAAAGATAAAGACTTCACTATCGGGAAATATCCAGCCGTTTCACTGGTAGAAGCCCGACAAGCCACCGAAAACGCCCGCCGCATGATTGCACAAGGGCAAGACCCTACCAAAGCCAAGCAAGAAGCCAAAGCAGCCCAGCAAGCCGCCTTGTTAAATACTTTTGAGCATTTGGCCAAGCAATGGCACGAGGACAATTTGCCCCGCTGGAAAGAACATCACGCCGAGCGAATCATGCGTTATTTGAAAAATGACGTTTTCCCAGTCATTGGGGAAATCCCCGTTAATGAAATCAAGGTAACCCACATCAAAACCCTGCTTGATTCCGTGATGGCGCGGGGCGTTACTGATACCGCCGACAAAATCAGGGGCTGGATAGGGGCGATTTTTGACTATTCCGCCATGCTGGAAATTTCAGAAAACAACCCCGCCCGCCTGTTGAAAAATCACATTCCCAATTTACCCACCAAACATAAACCCGCCCTGCCCCGTGAAGAATTGCCGGAGTTTTACCGCCGCCTGATACTGGCAAACAATATAGAGCGGCAAAACAAAATTGCCATCATGCTGATCATGCTGGTATTTGTGAGAAATAACGAATTGCGCGGCGGCCAGTGGCAAGAAGTGGACTTTAAAAACAAGCGTTGGATTATTCCCGCCGAAAGAATGAAGCACGAAAAGATGAAGCCAAAGCCCGCTTTATGTGTTCCTCTTTCTGATTGGGCAATAGAGCTTCTTCAAGAGTTACACACGCTGACAGGGCATAGCCGGTTTATGTTTCCAAGTAGAACCAACGTAAACCGCCATATCTGTAAGGTCGCGGCGGATTTGTCATAGTTTCGCGGAAATTTTGACACTTTTAAAAATATCGGCTGTGCCAAATAAATTGCAATTCAGAAATGAAAACAAAAGCGACGCTACCGTCGCTTTTTATTTTACCAATTACATACGACCAATTCTCCACTGGTTTTACCAGTTTTATTTCTTCCGACCGTATAAGCCAATTCAAGTTGAGTGATACGGAAATCTTTAAACAATTCCCTGATATCAGGGTGGTCATTAATAGATAGCATGACCTTACCCTTACTCTCTGCCATTACCTTGGCCAGTAATTCATACTGCTCCCAGCCAAATGATTGGTCATAGCCTGCGGTCTGCCAATATGGTGGGTCTGCGTAGAAGAAGGTGTGCTCACGGTCATATCGCTTGAAGCAACGATCCCACGATTCATTCTCTATATAAACACCTTTTAAACGGTCTTTAGCAGCCTTTAATTTAACCTCAATCTGAGATGCATCCCATGCTTTTGACGTGGTAGCTGTCCCGAAATGCTGCTGGACGGTTTTGCCGCCGAAGGCGTTGTGTTGAAGGTAGAAGAAACGAGCGGCACGTTGAATATCTTCAGTTCGCATAAAACCTCCTCAAAATAATAATAATTATTTTAAGACGTTATACAAACGCAATGCCTGGCTACACTGCACTTAGCCTTATACACCAAGCTCTAAAACAGTCGTATCGGGAGCCTGACCAAGGATACGGTTGCTCAAGACATCATAAAACACGCGCTGATTTAAAGCGGCTTGCCCGCTTAAAACAAGATTGCCGCCGCTTTGCGTTTGCGCTGCCCATGAGCCGCCGCCCAAATCGCCCGTTATTTTGGCAATGCCGCGCTGTTCGCGCCTGAGCAGTGCCGTCAGGTTTTGATACAGATTGGTCATTTTGTTATCCTCAACAAAAAGATAAAAGGCCGTCTGAACATGGCTTTCAGACGGCCTTTAAAGCATCTTTAAACCAGCTTTAATCACTCGTCAAAATAGCGGTCTATCGTTACATTTTGAGTCACGACAGGCGCGTCGTTTTCGATTTTGACTTCGACCGACACACCAACCACCACGCCTTGCCAGCTCCCCGTAGGCTCATTGATTTGCCAAATCTCGCCTAAATTCGCCATAGGAATGGCGTATTTATCCGATACCGGCAAAGACACCGTTTCGCGCTTATGAACGCCAGTCTCGCTTAAAGCGGCGATACCAGCGGCAAGCAAGACCGGCTGGTCGGTATAAAGCGTATTGGTCAGCGCGGAGGCACGCGGCTCGCGGTTACTGCCGTTGCGGTACACGTCCGCGCCCTTGCCCTTGTTATGGCTCGGCCAAACATAAACCCCGTTGGCACGCTCCGATACATTGCGCTGGCCGCTGATGCTGAAAATCACGCTGACGGGGACACTGACATCGGCAGGCGCATCGGAAACCTCCCAAGAAGCCTTTTCCCACTTAGGCTTAAAGCGGACAACCGCTCTAGCGCGGTCGCTCTCCACAAATCCCCCGGCAGCTTGAGCCAGCTCTTGCAAAACAGCAATCGGCGTTTTATCGGTCAACGAATACACATCTCCCGGAATCAACCAATCCGCCATAGCCCAGCCGTCCAAATCTACACCTGTCGGACGTAAAACCTCCGTTGCGATTTGTTGCGCATAAATCGGATTGCGGTATGTACCGCGGCCTTTAGGCGCATAGTCCGCGCCCAAACGTGCGGTAACGCTGCGACCTGTTACCGTATAGCTCTTTTGCCCGAAGCGGCGGTTGTCGCTGTAATCCTCGGCGAGGATGACAAAAGTATCCGCATTGATTTGCACCTCGATTTCGGCCTCCCGGCCTTTCGGGCGGACATCAGGATTAATCTTGGCGAAATCATCGGGCGAAACCGTCAAACTGCCTTGCCAACAATAACCGGCAGTATCAGTCGTAAAAGAAGCAGAAAACAGCCCGATCGGCTGGCCGTCAACCGTAGCCTTAATAATATTTTGCATGATATATCCGTCTAAAACAGGAGTGCTTACCGTATCAAAACAAGCAAACGGCAGCGGAATATGGCGCGCATCGTGTGCAATCTTTTTGCGGTAAAACCGCAGGTGCAGACGGTTTGAAGGCGGGCGGATACCGCAAACATAAGTTTCAGGCACAGGCTCCGGCTCAACCGGAATCTCATAATACTCGCAAGGCACAGCCAAAGCAGGCAGGCTTTGCGGATGCGCACATCGTGCCAATACCGCCGCCTCGCGCACCTCCGACACCAAACAATCGCCAACCGGCGCGTCATCGGAAAACACACTCTCCGAACATGCCGCCAAAGCCTCACCAAGACCCGCCGCCGATTGATCCGCATTACAGCCACTTAGGAACAAATCATCGGGGAAAGCATCATGCAGACAGCCGTCCAGCCCATCCATTCCGGTCTGCACCGCCTGCATACACCCGGCAACCCCGTCAGACAAGCCGACCGTTTCATGCAGGCAGCTTTCCAACTCAGGCATATCCGAAAAGGCCGTCTGAAAACAAACCGCCTCCCCGACAGCTTCTGCCGTTATCCCCGACACTTGGGCAGCCATGTCGCCCAAATCATAACGACCGGCCGCACACACCGCCTGCCTTGACACCGCCTGCTGCACAAATCCCCACGCCCCCGAAACAGTCGCATAACCATCCGGAGGGCGGTACGGATTAGGCTTAAGCGGCGTATCGGGGACAATCTCGCCGCCGTCCTCAATATGGCGCAAAGGCCGTCTGAAAGCCAACGGCAAGAGCCTGGACGACGGACGGGAGCCAATCGCCAAGCCGAAAGGCAAAGGGATATGCGCCGAATCAGCATAAATTTTGTCTTCGGACATTTCAGACGGCCTCAACCGCCGCCGTCACGCTCGACATAAGGCTTAATAAAATCATAAGACACAGGCTCGTATTGCTTTTTATAATCCGTCGCCACCATCAAATACTCCTCGTCTTCCTTGAGCCGGTCGAAGCGGTAGCTGCCGTCTTCCTTGCTCCAAGTATCGGCGATGCAGTACATATTAGGCCGGGCAAACAGATAAATACGGCGCGAAGCCGGCTGGCCGCCCACCGTAACAATGCCCGTACCTTCGCCGGCGATATAGCCGTGGCCGCCGTATTTCCAATGCGGCGATTTGACGGCACGGCTTCGCGCAATCCGGTTGACGATTTTGCCACGCAACTTGCCGCGCTTAACGGCAAGACGGCTGCGGAAAACATAATTCGGCATGGCCTACAGCTCCCAGGCCGTGAGGTTGATCAGCAGCCCGGAATAATTATCAAAACATTTGACATACATCCATTCATCGCCGGAATTGTCCAGATTGTCGTAAACAGTACCTTGCGGGATAACGCTATTGCTCGGCATCGCTTCGTTGGTGCGCATTAAACCCGGAACCAAGCCGCGAAGCGCATATTTACTGCCATTAATCTCTTCAAAAAGATATAGGTCGGAAGCCGTAAAGCCGCCACTGATAGGACTTGGGTAACTGGGAGAGGCATTAACCGTATTCGAACCGCAAAAAAAACCATTTGGCGCATCCCCTTTGTAATCGCGCATGGCCGTGCAATAAAATCCGCTGTAGGAAGAAGATAAATTAAAATATTTTTCTGATCCGTTCGCCCCCACCCCCAATAGGTTTTGATGCTCATCCGCCACCGCCAGGCTTGGAAACTCTCCAAAATAAAGTACAGGGCTGGCCGCCGAATAGCCCGGACTCAACAAAACAAGGGCGAAGGCGCGCGCATGACCTATTAAAACCCATTCCAATTTGACGTTATCGTCGGAATAATAGTGATGAGAAAACCGAATCCTACTAACACTACGCCAAAGCGATTGAACCGCCTTGCCTGCCGTAGCCGATGTCGGCTCTAAAATCCCACAGACATCGGTATAACGACTATATCTGTCGCCGCCTGCCAAATACTTCGTATCATCCACCCCCAGCCACCACTTTGTCGCCTTCGGGTGCGTACTGCGGAAACAGGCTTCTTGCGCTTTTTCAAACGCCATTTCCCAGCCCAGCCCGTCCTTGCGCTTATTGCCCTCGCCATAACCGGTAACCAGGCAGGCTTTTAAAATCGTTTTAATGCTGCCTGCCGCCGACTCAACCTGCGGCGCACCCTCATCATCCCAGCGGTAAACCTTTACCGGCACACGTTGCGTATCAAACATTTCAGACGGCCTTTCTTTTTACTTCAATGGTTTATTTAAAACCCTATTAAAACAAAAGCCCCGAAAATCGGGGCTTGGCATAGTTGCACTCAATAGCTTGTTTCTATTTTGTTTTATTGATTTCAGCGGAAAGAAGTAATTGTCGCCTGACTGCCGCTTGCATCGACGGAGCAGCTAAATTGCGCACGCAACATAGCCCCGAAACTGTTTTGCGAATCGACATATCCGCTTATTTCAAACGTCCCATCGGCATTTTCACGCCGTTGCCATCCCCCGAAATCAGCCGAAGCAGGCGATTTTAAAATACCCGTTACCGCGCTTTCGCAGGCTGATTGCGCCTGATATACGCTCGGCTTGGATGACGTACCACTGTTTTTGAATGTAAACCAAATCATCGGGATGGAAACCAGAATCCCGGTGCCGATCAATTTCAAGAAATCAGACCCTCCGCTTTTTTTATTTTTCTGTCTGAGCTTTTCTCTTTCGTTCGCTTTTTCGCTTTCTTCTTTGGCAAGATCGGGATTTTCGGCATGGAGGATTTTATCGTATTCCGCCTTTGCCGCCGGATTCAGCAAATACTCGCGACACCATCTTATCTCATCCAATTCCAGCTCCTGTCGCTCCGCAGCACGCCTCAAAGCCCGTTTAATCTCTTCTTCCGTTGCAGATGACATAATCCCAAGAAGTTTGTAATAGTTTTCCATTTCATTCTCCATATTTATTTTAAATAATGCATTCTAAAACAAACGGCATAAAAAAGAAACAAACGGTATAAAGGCCGTCTGAAAGTCCTATTCAGACGGCCTTATCTTTTATTCGGCCACCGTATTGCCGCGCAAACATGCGGTAAAACCATCGCGGCCGTTTTGCTTGTCCGGAGAAGGCTGGACACTGCGCAAAATCCAAACGGGCAACGGCGTGCCGTAGGTGTTGAAGCGGATACAGTTCTGCGTCGACCAGCCGCCGCCGAATGCGGCCGCCTTGAGCGTGAAATACGGCTTGCCGGTTGCCGGATTGGTCGGCGCAAGATCGGTCAGGGTATCGCTTTTTGCGACCAAGCCCAGCCGCTCGCCGTAAAGCTCGAATTGGGTTGCAGTAATGAATTTAATCAGCCACCGCTCGGTAATCGCTCCGTTGCTGGCCAACTTAATCGGGTAGTCTTTGACATTGGTTCGCGCCAAAATAGGCTCCCCGCGTTGCGCGTCACTCCACACATTGTCCCATGCCTGTTGCGAAAACGGCTCGGTAGCGCGCACCAGCAAATCGCCGCCGATCAGGGCGGAAGACACAAATGTATGCTCCTTCGGATAATTGCGCCCAATCGCAAACTGAAGTTTCAGACGTCCTGAAATATCGACGCCGGTCACACGGTTTTCCTCTTCCCACGCGCACACGGCCGTCAGCGGCAGGGTATATTGAGACAAGTCCAACGGCTCGGCAAAAGTAATGCTGCCCGCTTTGAGGTCTGCCGTGTATTTCTCGGCGAGGACGTGTTTGCCCTTGCTGTCGACCAAGCATAGGCGGTCGATATTTTGACGGTTGAGCGTGATTTTCTGGGCGGCGGTAAACGCGCTGCCCAAATCCTGCTTGAGGCGGTTGGAAATCACGATCATATCGCCCTTGCGGAACACAGGGACGCGTCCGTCGGCAGGCAGGCGCACAGCATCAATGCCGATAATCGACGAATCCAAAGGCAGGTTGTCTTGGGTCACGGCGTTGTAGCGTAAATCTTCGGGGTAAAAACCCTCATCGCGCTTGATTTCGTAGAAGCCTGTCTCGTAGTCGATTTTGCCTGTAATGCCGCCGGTAATTTCGCCTGCGGCGTTGCTTCTGCCGACAATTTCGCCATTGCCCGCGTAAACGGTAAAGCTTTCAGGCTTAACCGGCGCAGCAGGTGTGCGGCCTGCATAACCATAACCCTTGATCTGTGGCTGGCGTACGATACCGCCTGTAATTTTAAGATTCAGGAAGGCAATATTACGGTCATTGATAATGACTTTACCGTCAGTAGTCAACGTACCGACTGCATCGCCAGAACCTTGTACTGCATTCCAATTCTTATAAAGCGTACCGCCTCGTTCAACGATCTCTGTCTCGCCGTCATGAAACGACCAGGTATCAAAAACACAGACGCTTCCTTGATCAAAGTCGTTCAAAACATTAAATAACAAGCCGCCGTTCAAGCTGCCACGACGTTTTTTTATTGAGGCTGGATCATTAGTGAGGTAATCTGCATACCAACTGACTATTTTCCCATAACGGTTTATTGTTTTGGTCTCAATCGATTCTAGGTACTTATATTTTGTACCTAAAATATTTCCCTCTACTATCCGTCTTTCCTGACCGGCAACCTGCAACACCGTTTTAGGTACAATTATTGTCGAGCCTACAGCACTTACACCCTCGACTTTTCGACCGCCGATTGCGAACTCGCCATTTTTCGCAGGGTTGGCGGACAATACAATTTTAAAACCGCCTGAACTAGTTTTTATTCCCATTATTTATCCTATACCAATGCTGCTGCATAACCAGAATAACTGTTTGAAACAGTTGTACTTGTATATTCTTCAAAGCTTCCCAAAGCCGTTAAAGAAACAGTGCGCCAATCAGGTATCGCCGTCCCCAGTGTGATATTCCAAACCTCTCCTTTTTCCTCTGCGGTCAAGCCAAGCCCATCAGCAAGACCAACCTGAATGCGATCAGGCTCATCGCAAACATAATCAACTGAAGTAGAGTCAATATAAGCTGGCAATTTAATCGTGCCGTTCAAATAATCCACGTTGCCAGTTGCATCACCCGTTAATTTTCCTGCGCCATCGTCTTGCGCTCTTTTCTTACCGTTATTTTGCCAAGTAAGCACCAGCGTTCCTGGCTTAATTGGATGACCCAGGGAATAAGTGCACTCCCCATTTGCTGCCTTGGGCAGATTATTCCCGCCCGTCTTACCGCCATCAAAAGACGTAAAACCAGAGGAATCTCCCCATTGGAACACCAAACGGCTGCCAACATCCGGAAGAGACGGTAGATTAAGCAATACACTGCCTGTTGCAGACGACACCGTACCTACACTTTTACCGGCCTCATCCCGTAATACGCCGTCGCCTGTATCTGTCAAAACATACCAAACTCCCAAAGCCATAAAAGACACTTTTAAACTACCCAAAGCAGGATTAGGTCTAAGCAGAGGGGCAAATGATGTACCGTGGTTGGTTTCTTTAATTTCTACCGCAAAAGCATATCGTGCTGATGACGATTTAGCACCAGGAACCGCAGTTACCGTGTAATAACCTGTCGGCAAACCACTCAGACGCCCGTGAGCGTAATCAGCATTGACGATATTGTCCCCGCTTTTAAGTTGACCGAAGCCATTGTCTGTGTAGTTCCCAACCTTGATACTGCCGGGCAAAACAGCAGAAGGCAAAGTTAAGGTTCCACTATCGACATGCCCTGCAAAAAGCTGCTTTTCCGGCGCAGCAGCGACCCATGCCTCACCGGGAACCGGGTATTCATCCGCATAAGGCGTCTCGACTGTCGAGGTCGGTACAAGCTTTTCATAAATGCTTGACACCGTCAGCGCGGCATCTCCTGCCGAAAGGCCGTCTGATACAGGTTTTACGCCATAATAAGCCGCGGAATCTGCCACTTGGGTTTCCAAAATTTTAACTTTAGGCGCGGCATACCCCTTCACCGGATAATCGACACCATCAAAATCTCGGGTCAACGGATTGCTGATTTCCATTTTGACTACACGGCGCGGCACTTCCTCGACCTCGCCGTTTGATTTTGGAATCTCGAAAATGCGCACCTCGTCTTCGATGTTGATAATGCGGAAATACTCCGTGATACGGCGTGTCACATCTTCGGTTTTGTCCTCATATTGCAGACAATAACGCTCGCCGACCTTCGGCAAAGGAGCCTCTACGCGCTGATATGCCTGCACAAGACGCACACCTGCCAAATGGCGACCCAATAACGTCATGCGGCTTTCCACCGTCGGCACGGAATACGCTTCAATGCGCGGCATAATATCCGCGCGGCTCTCGCCGTAGTTGCGCGCCTTAAACGCTAAAAAAGACACGTTTTCAGAGGTCGGCGGCTCGGTAATGACAAAATGACCGCCGTAAAGCGGCTCGGAATCGTTACGCAGGACGGCAGGGTACAGCAAGCGCGCGTCCAGGCTGCCCATCGTGCGGTCAACGTCCGAGACGGGCGGAAAAATCTCGTTATCCTCGCCCGTCAGCGGCTGGCCGACCATCAAACCGCCGCCGTCAGGCGTATCGGTCATGCGCTGGCTGGGGTAAATCTGCAAATCCTGCTGCGTCAGGCGCGTTGTTTTTTCCATTTTGAAACCTTTTTAAATCCTGTTTAAACCTACTTTCAGACGAAATTAAAACGTCATCAGGCAGAGCTGGGCGGTGTATCGCTCGCTATCCGTTTCCGGCGTTGAGTAATGCACCGGCTCGACATTGTTCAAAGCCGCGTTGTGCGTACGCCAAATAACATTAAATTCGCGGCCGTCGTAGTGCGTCAGCGTCATCTCCAATTCGGGGACGTCCGTCCAGTCGCGCAACGTACGCAAGATACTTAAATCAAGCCATACCCAATCGCCAGACAGCGTAATCGGGCGACCGTTTGCCTTGATGCCTTGTTGGATGACCAATCCGCCCGACAAGGTGCGCTGCGGTGCGGCCTGCGCCACCTTGTTCCATTCAAATTCATCGTCCCAGCGCATATCCTGCGGCAGATGTACGGCCACGCCGTTGTCTTTCCGTTTCAGCGTCCATTCTTGATTTGCCATTTCAGACGGCCTTTGCGTATTTTTCTCAAAACCCTATTAAAACAAAAGCCCCGAAAATCGGGGCTTGGCATGGTTGCAGTCAGATGTTTGCAGGCCGTCTGAATTATGTCGTGCGCTTTAATGAAGCTTGTAAACTATTCATAAAACCGTTAACAGCTTTCTCGGCAACCGCTTGGTCGCGCTGCGCCAAAATTTGGTTAAGCTTTTCCGGGTCGATATTAACCTGCGTATTGCCGATTTGCTGCAACCGCTGGGCGGCATTGCTGCTGCCCTGTGAACCTTGGTTGCGGACTCGCTCTTGCGCGGCAGATTCGGCGCGTTTGTTGCGTTGGCGGTCGTAGATTTGCTGCGTCAACTCGATTTGACGCTGATATTCGCGTGCAACGTCGGTTTGTTTGAGGCGGTTGGCGTTATCGAGTTTTTGCTTCAGCTCGCGGATTTTTCTTTCTTGCTGTAAAGAATAAACCGCCTCCGTATTGCCATTAAGCTCGGCAAGCTCGGCCTCAAGCGCGCGGGTTGCATCATGCGCCTCTTGGCGCAGGGCATTCAGCCGGCGTTGGGCATCGGATATCGCGTTGCGGAATTTAGTCAGCTCAGTGTTCCCCAATTTATCGGCAGCACGAGAGGCCGCACTGGCCGCATCGTTCAGGACATCTTGAGTAAGCGCACCCTTGGCCGCCGCTTCGTTCAGCCGTTGCATGGCGGCGTTTGCGCCATACAGCTGCTGCGTATAGTCCTTCATTTGTGCGGCTCGGAATGTGGCTTCCATGCCCAGCTTAATGCCGGAGAACTTCCGATTCATCAAATCCAGCTGCTCATTATTGAGCTTGTAAAATCCTGCCGTTTGCGTCAGGCGGTAGCCGTAGTCGCTAAACGATTTAGACGCATTTGCCGCCGCTTTGGCTGCATTGTCTGCCTCCGCTGCCGCTTCTTTGTTGGCTGTCGCCACTTTTCTGACCGATTGGGCATGGATTTCCGCCGCTTGCGAGCCTTTGTCATGCGCGGCTTTCGCGGCTTCGCCTGTTTTAACGGCAGTATCGTTCAGCCCTTGATAGGCGGCTTTGGCCTTTTCCGCACCGCCCGAAGCCGCGTCGCCCAACCGGGCAAGCTGCTCCTGCGTCAGCAGTGCCGCGTCGCCGCTGGCTTTGAGCTGGTGTTGAAACTCGGCAAATTCCTCCTTGCTTTTAAGTTTGCCCATCATGGCCTCAAAGGCTGCCTGTATCAGCTTGGCATCTTTTTGACCGGCCGCCGCCGCTTCTGTCGAGGCCGTCTGAAAATCAGCAAATGCCTGCCGCGCGTCGCTGCTGATACCCGTCATCACGGCTTTGCTGTCCACGCCGAGTTTGGCGAAGGCGTCGGCAACTTTGTCCGTCGACTCCCTTGCCGTATCTCCGATTTTCTTAATTTCCTCGGCCGTCAGCCCTGATTGCTTGCCTACCTTTTCCAATTCGGCCAAAAGAGCATCGGTTGATTCTTTGCTGTCCATCTGCTTGAGCGCGGCTTGAAACACCCGGCCCATCTGCTCGGCATCATTACCAAACTGAGAGGCAACACGCGAAAAATTGGCAATACCTTCCGCCGCCTTTTTGCTCATGCCGGTGGTTACTTCTTCCGCCGTCAAACCCAAAGCCTCAAGGGCTTTTTGTGCTGCGGCAAGCTCGCCTGTATCTGCGCTGATTTTGACGTTTTTCTTGTCAAGTTCGGCTTTCAGTTCGGCGGTTTTGGTGCGCACATTTTCCAGCTTGATTGCCAGCTCGCTGTAAAAGTCGCTGGTTTCGCGACCGTCGGCACGCAAGGCCGCCATACTGTGTTCCAACGCTGACAACTCTGTTGCAGACGCACGATATTCGGCTTGCAGGGCTTTGACGGCGGCTGCCTCTTCTTCGGCAGCTTTTTTCTTGGCGGCGGCGGCTTTTTCGGCAGCTTCCTGGGCTTTTTTATCCGCTATCTCCAATTCGCGCTTAATTTGGGCTTCGGTTTTGAAAAACTCGTGATACTTGTCGAGACCGCCGGTGGTAAACAGGCTGTCCAAAATGGCAGGAATACGGGCGAGGTTATCGCCGAAAATTTTTGCTAAATCCGTGTTTTCGCGCAGCCAGCCGCCCACACCACGGCCGACCTCAAAAGCCGCAAACAGTAATCCGGCATTGGATGCCGCCGTCTTGAGATTTTGAGCCAACGCTCCTGCAGCCGCCGCGCCATTACCGAAACCGTTACCGGCAGCAGCGGATTTGAGCGCGATGCCCAGCTCTCGTGCAGCGACAGTGGTCGACAGGATGGATGCTTTGGTTGCTTCAATTCCGACACGCTGGGTCGCAAATGATGCTGATACCGCACCACCAGTCAGGCGGACAGCCGCCTCATAAGCCTTGACGGCAACTGCGCCTGCTGCAAACAGCGTGGCAAGTTGCGTCAAAACCGGAAACTCTTCGGTAATCGCTCCGATTGCGCTTGCCACACTGCCGGCCGTACTCGCCAATAGAGACACCAAAGGCAGCAGCTTTTCGCCGACCTCGATGGCAACGTTGATGATTTCCTGCTTGGCTTTGTTGATTTGCGCCTCGCTGGTGGACATGGCGTTTGCCACCTCTTTTTGCATCGCGCCGACGACTTGTCCCTTGTCAGCGACCAAACCCAAAGCCTTTTCGTATTCGCCCAGCGAGCCGACCAAGAGGGCAATGTCGTCGCTGTATTCCGTGCCAAAGAGTTGCGAGAGCATTAGGGCGCGGCTTTGTTTGTCCAAGCCTTCGAGTTTGTGCAAGAAGTCCGTTAAAGCCTGCTGCGGATTGGCGGCGATATTGGCTGCCATCTCGTCGGCAGACGTACCGATGCCTTCCAAGGCCGCCTGAAATCCTTTGCCCTGGCTTTGCGCGGTTTGCAATTTTTGCAGCATAGCATTGATGGCGGTCGCCGCCACTTCGGGCGGCTTGCCCAAGGCGATAAATGCGTCGGCAAGCGCGGCAGCTTCGTCGGCGGCCAGTCCGAACTGCTTGGCCGTACCGCCGATACGCGCCATTGCGGCGACAATGTCTTTTTCTCGTGCGGCGGTATTGTTGCCCAAAACGTTGATGGCATCGCCGAGTTTTTCCACTTCGCCGATTGGGAGTTGGAACACGTTGGCAATCGTCGCGGCGGCATTGCCTGCCTCTTCAGCGGTCATGCCGAAGGCAACCGACATCTTGGACGCGATGGCGGTAAATTCCGACAACTTCTCAATCGGGATGCCGAGCTGTCCACCAGCAGCGGCAAGATCCGCCATTTCGGCGGCGGAAATGCCCAATTCCGCACTCATTTTTTTCAGCTCGTCTGAAAGTTTGGCGTACTGCTCGTCCGTGCCTTCGGCAACTTTTTTTACACCCGCCATCGCAGTCTCAAATTTCATCGCCTCTTTGGCGGCAAACGCCAAGCCGCCTGCCTTACCGACCAAACCTTGAACTTCAGAGGCAATTTCGGAAATAGACGGCTTCACACCTTTCAGGCTGGCTTCAAGTTCGCGCACCTTGCCTTCCTGCAACTGCGCCGCCCGTGCTAATTCCTCGTGCGAGAGCGTGCCGCTGTTTTTAAGCAATTCGTAGGCGTCTTTGGTCTTTTGGATTTCCTGCCGTGCCTTGTCGTCGGTATCGATACCGAGCTGGATTTTGGCATCGGCGATGGCTTTTAGGGTTTGCGCTTCGGCGGTCAGGCGGTCGAGCTGCGCCGTTGCGGCGGCGGATTCGGACGACAGGCGCGCCTCTTCGGCGGCAAGGTTTTTGACGGACACCCCAGACACCGACATCGCATCGCGGGCGGCATACAGCTTGCCCGTCAGTTCGGTTTCGCTTTTTGCCAGGCGTTCGGATTCGGCACGCAGTTTTGCCAAATCGGCCTGCTGTTGCTGCGTACCGCCGCCGCGCATGGATTTCTCCAACGTCGCGGTCAGCTCGTCCAGTGCACGCATTTCTTTAGCGGTATTGTCCAATTCCGCCGACAACGCCTTATATTCTGCAATTGCCGCCTGTTGCGCTTGTGCTTTAGCCAGCGTTGCGCCCAGCTCTTTCGCTTCGGTGGTCAGCTTGCCCGTATCGATGCCCGCCGCCTCGATGGACTGCGCCAGCGCGTCGATATTTTCAACGCCGGACACGCCCGCCTTAATCTCTAAACCTGCCTGAATATTCGCCATGATTTAATCCTGTTTTAAAACCCGTTTAAAAAAGGCCGTCTGAAACCTGCCGCCGCTGCGCCTACACGCAGAAGCCAGTTTCAGACGGCCTTTGTTTATTACTGAATCTTTAGTTGTTGTACGACGTGAAGGAATAGGTCGAAGTTTCGCCCGAAGCCAACACTGCCGTGCCTTTAAATTCGGCTTCGTTGAAGTCGTCACCAAACCAGTCGATACTGCCGTCCGCCGCCAGTACGGCATGGGGGATGTGCAGAATGCCAGTCTCGCCAGTAACGCGGTTGCGGCCGTCGACGTAGATTTCCAAATCCAAGCGGGACAAGGTGGCTGCGGACACTTTATAGCCGCCGGAATCGCGGGTTTTGTAGTCGACGGTGATGTTTTCGCCGTCGTTGACGGTATCTGCGGCCGGCAGGATGGTAATCATGCCCAAGGTGGCATTAATATCCAAATGCTTGGCATCAACATTGGCGTTTGACTTGTTTTTGACTTTGACGGTAGCCGGGTCGATGTTGCCGTTTGCCAGTTTGTACGCCATGCCTTTTTTGCCGATGGTTACGGTCTCGCCCGTAACGGTCTGCGCCGTAGCCGCGATGACGGCGGCTTCGCCCATCAGGGCAAGCGCGAGGTTGTCTTTGTCGAAGGTGTCGAGTTTCAGGCCGATTTCGGTGGGCTTGACGGTTTTCAGGCTGTCGAGTGCGCTGCCGTAAGTGCCTTTTTGCTTGGATACGCGCTCTTTGGTTTCCACGCTGGTCTGCGTGGTCAGGGCGGTGGTATTGCCGATTTCGATAAAGCCCGAGCCTTTCTGATTGAGGTTGCGTACCTTGACATCGCCCTCAAAGATTAAACCGTGATCGTTTTGTTTTGCCATGTGGCAGCTCCTTTAGTTTGCCGCCTGCACGGTGTCGCAGGCGAATGAAATGGGGTAAAAAGCAAAGCCGTCGTTGTATTCGATGGATGGCGAGGCGATGCGGCGGAAGGGGGTAACGGCATATTCGTCGCCCGCATCCCATCCCGAAAACGCCCGTTGGATTGCCGTCAGGGTCTCGCCGACCTCGTACAGCGTGGATTTGCCGTTGGCGGTGTAGCTTCGCGCGAGGACGAAGGTAAAGTGCAGCGTCGATTTGAGGAATTTGCCGTTTTTCGCTTCGTCGGCAAAGGTTGAGCCGCCGTAAACGACATAGACCGCGCCGTCCAGCGGGGCGGCTTTGCGTTTCGCCGCGCCTTGGGCGAGCAGCTCGGCAAGTTCGCCGATCTCCTTGACCGCCTTAATGCCTTTGACGGTTTTCAGACGGCCTAGGATTTCGGGATAGACCGCCAATAAGTTTTCATGCTGTTTTAAAGCCATATCAGACAATCAATCCTTCCAACCAATCGGACATTAAATCGTCAATGTCCTGATAATCTTGCGCAGACAAGCCCAAAAACGGACGCGCCGGCATGGTTTTCGTGCCTTCCTGCACATAAACCGAGTAGCCCATTACCGAGCCGGTAATCACGCTTTTTGCCGATGCCTCATGCGTAATGCTTGCCAAGAGGTTGCCGTGGTCCACCAAAATCCCGCCGCGTCCGTTTTTGGCTTGTGCCGTAGCGGGGGATACGTCCGCCCAGCGTTTGCCGTCGGGCGCAGTTTTGGTTTCGGCGATACGGCGGCGGGTCGAAGATTCGAGGATGCCGCCGATAGCGCG